AGGTTAAAGGGGGATAAACCCCGTGCTTATGCGCGTCTGATCGTTCAGCGGAAAACCTTCTTAGGAATTTCCGGCGATCAAATCATCCGAGTAACCAGACGTGTTGAGAAAAGCTTTATGCTCACTCATCAAGTCCTGCATCTGTTGTGTAGTCGCTACTTTAGTGTAGAAACCCACGATGGTCTGGATGTAACCAGTGACTTGTTCTCCAGTGATGGAGTCCTCGAACACTTGTTCATTCCTGACCACGGAGCGCGTGAGGGATTTCAACCCCTTCCCGGTTTCCGTGTGGTCCACAATCAGATGCTTGGGCTGATCAGCTGGTGCCGCAACTTCCTTACGGATTTTGCGGCGGCCGAATGCCCCGCCAAGATCGACATAAATGTGATCTGTAGGCGTTGTATCTGCCAATGTTATCGATGTAGGATATGCCATGCGTTTTACTACGAGCTAATGCTCTATGTTGACTGTTTAACGACAGGAAGAAATTCCGGTCGACAAGCTTTTAATGTAAAGTCCGGCTTGTGCGGATGTGAGGGGTTATTCCCTCAGAGACGAGCGCCAACCAGCGCTGTCCCCATGGTGACCTCTCTTTTAGAGAGATCTGACCACTTAAGTGTGGTCATCATGTCCGGCGTATCAGGAATCCGTTCGTAAACAGACTCTGCATAACGCAGACACGGGACTTCACTCGAAGGTATACACCCGCCGCCGCGCTGCCACGTAGTGAGCAGCTCGTAAGCGTAGTCTATGCTATGAGTGAATGAACGTATTGAGACTCGGGGTTCAATGAGCCTCGACTTCAATTGATCGAGATGGTCGCCAACCTTGACGAACCAATCGACCACGAACGAGAACGGTATAGCGTCCCATAGTATCCTTGGGTTATAGTTTACACCCAGGGAGTCCTGTAGGGCAACCGCCCAGTTAAGCATATGCTCTTGACCTTGTAGGTCGTAAGAATAATGCATACTGGCATTGTACCGAGCACGCGTAATGAC